CGCATGAAATGATAGAATGTCAACTAAAATCTACCACATCGAGTTCCCAAAATGGCTTAATGACCATAGAACGGTGGAACAATTACTTATTCGAGTGGTGCTTGCATATCTTGCAGCCAGGGAAACAGGAATAGTATAATGGCGATCGCTGAATTGTTTTTAGCATTACAGTTATTGGATGGTGTAAAACAGCGTGATGGCATTGCACCATCCGATACACAAAAACCACAAGATAAGTTTGTGGAAGGTAGCAAAGACTTTGCAGCAGGCATAAAGGATGCCTTTGACAAATTTAATCCTTTTAGAAGGAAATAATGCCAGTTATTGCCATCCCTAAAGACATTGAGTTTAGGAAAGTTACACCAGCTCAACAAAAAAGCCTGGACAAAATAATGTCTGAAACTAAAAATAATACTTTACGAGCTGTAGCCATTCCAACGATCGCTTTTACCTCATTGGCGATAGTTGGAGGTACGGCCTTTTTGTTTAAAGACCAAATTAAAGCATTTGTAGACGAAAACATAGATAATCTAAGCGAAGCCATTACAGACAAAATTAAAGATACCGTTACAGGAGCCGGTGATATTGTAAGCGATACAATTGTTACCATTGTAGGCCGTGACGAACCTAAAACACCGGAGTTTACACCAAGCGGTGCCGGACCTATCCCACGTTGTACACGTTGGGAATCTGATTACGTTGACACCATCAAAGACGACCCATCTCCCACCGAGATTGTTTTGTTAGCATTGGCACAAAAAAATATTATTAAAAATATGAAACGTGAAAAATGCGATAGGCCATCAAGTATACCACAATCTCAATGGGACGATGTATAGTGGAAATTGATACACTAACTCTCCTGGCATACGCTACTATTTGGACAATCTTTTATTTTTTCTTATCAAACTATATTGCTGAATTAAGCAGGAAAAAATGGACTACCTGGGTGCAGTCTGAGGAAAGCGACGATATTTTAGTTGAAGCACTGCAGGCAGTAATTGAGGAAATAGAAGATCGTATGCATGATAAATTACAAAACTTCCAGGATAGTTTTTTTGGTTCTGTCGGAGCGATGACAAAGAAAGCTAAGGAATTGGACCCAATGAATGGAATAAGAAAAGCTGCAAAAGATGGTGATTGGACAAGCATGTTAGTAGAATACGCAGCAAACAAGAGTGGTTTAGGGGGTATAATGGGCGACCTTAAGCCCAAAGAAGCCACAAAACAACCCAAATCATCCGGTAAGTTAGGGTTGAAGTAGAGTTAAATACCCCAATATAGCTAGATTAATGGCTTGGAAAGGCATTGTATCTCACTCTGCAATACCTTTCCTTACCTTTTACTTCTCTTATCCTTATTCTTTCTTAAAAGAAAAAGGCCAGATAAGCTAAGTAGTTGCTATTATTTTTGTAATAGCTTGCTGGCATTCCATACATATGTTTAAATGTGTATGAAATTTTTCTACAGACCTATGTAAAAATGCCTGCTTGCACAACGTACACTCTCTACGCATTTGTTAGCCAAAGAGACCCGTCATCCATTGCTTCAAGTTCCCAGGTAAAGTCTTTGTAGTCCTTTAGGAACTCTTTGTTTCCTTCCTGTAATAATGGTACAATGTTCTTTACCATTACTGTGGCGCCTGTTTGCCACTGCATCTTCATTCCACTTGAAGAAAGAGAAGGATAACCAGGATGTGAAAGTAAAAGGATAGAAACCGTATACTTAACACCCCATTCTGTATCTACTTTTTCTGGCAAATCTAGGAAACGCAATGTTGCCTTTTCGCCTGCTACCAATCCCTTCATTTTAGAAGGGGAACCAAAGTTATATTTTGACTCACTCATAATGTAAACTAGAAAATGTTGCATATATAGTTATATAGGGTACTCATTTCTGAGTAATCATGGCAGCAAGACGCAAAGCACCAAGACGTAGAACTCGTAGATCGTTCACCATCAGTGCGATAGAACTAGGCACGGCATTATCATTAAGTCAAAGGTCCGGATTATCCGAAGCAGTTAAACAAGGACTAGACGGAAACATAAGTGGTGGATTGGAAACAATTCAAAGGACAGTTATGAGCAACAAAAATAAAATCGTAGGTACCCTAGGTGCTGCGTTTGTTGCTAAAGCATTAACAAAAGGCTTTACAAGCGGACGACTCGCTAAGCTGGGACCAATAGTCGTAAAAGCATAAGGAAATAATAAACATGGCAATAGCAATAACAAGAAGCGTAACACAAAGCACAACGACTGCTGGACAATTCCAAGCATTATCATCCCTTGGAGCAGCAACCGTAAGTTCGGCTTTTACTGTCCCAACTAATGTATCATCTATCAAAAACTTAACAGTTTCTTTTTCAGTTGATGCAGTAGAAGAATTCTGTGGATTACTAAAGATTACAGGCAACGCAATGAAAGACGGAGATGCCGTATTCAATGCAGGCGGACAATCCGCAATGCCTTCATCTGTTGGATCTAACATGATGTATGTCAGTATTGACACAGATTTGATGGTTCAATCAGGTAACAGTGTAAGTTTCGAAATAGCAACAACCTCAGCAGCAACTATTGACTGCGTAGTAACCGCTCAATTCTCTTAAGGAGCTTAACTTATGTTAGGCGGGGGAAACCCAGTAAGCGGAAACAACCCAACAGGCGTAAGCACTAATCTAAATTATATTGGTAATCATGCTTATGCTACTAGTGGAATGGTTGCAGGTAGTACAAGTGCAAGAACTACATACTTAGAATTTGAAACAGGTACAGGTTATATTGTAGGTGAACTACAACAAGGTAGTACAAACGAAACAACACGTAAAACTGTTTATGTAAGTTATGATAGTCAAACCATTATACAAATGGATGTAGACAATAATATGCCGTTTCCTAATGATTACAAATTATTAATTCCGCCACATACTAAAGTTAAAATTGAACTAAAATTAAGCGGAGATGACGGTATGAGTAGTTGGTTTACGTTTAGGGGAGCAGTGATTTACTAATGCCAAAAAAGAAATTAACAAAAACACAAGCACGACGTAAAATGAAGCAATTAAACAATATTGCATATGATCTGTTTGCCGATAAGTTTGGGCACCCAGATAGTTTAGTACCTTTAACAAAAACTAAATTAACAAATATGAATATAGATATTGCCAATGCAATTAAGCGCATGAAATGATAGAATGTCAACTAAAATCTACCACATCGAGTTCCCAAAATGGCTTAATGACCATAGAACGGTGGAACAATTACTTATT